GGAGAACTGCTCATAAAGGGTTTTTTTGGAGATACCAAGGCTATTTGCCAAGTTGTCCATAGTAAAGGTTTTGAAACCGTACTGTAAGAAATAGGTAAGTGCCTTTTGCGTGATAGAATGTTTCATCTTTTTAAGTGAATAGTGAAAAATGAACAGTGAAAAGCAGTTGTGAATGTACTATCACTATTTACTTTTCGTTTTTTACTTAATTTGGGGGCAAAGGTAAAACAAAAAAACTTAATAAACAAAAAAAGTTTCCAAGTTTTTTGTTTTAAGAGATAAAGGGTTAGATACGGATGTTAGTCAGTAATAGAAGAATGATTTTATAGTCCTATTCGTTAAGACGCAATAAATGGCAGCTCTACGGAAGACTATACCTATCAGGAATTGTCTTAGCTAACGTTTGTATAGAGATGTAGTTTATTGCTTTTTTAGAAAGTTAGCCAATAGTATTTTGACTATTGATTTGTGTTAGGCACTAATCCTTGAAATTATTTTTTTGAATTCTGGGTTGAATTTGGATTCATTACGATACTGTTGTAATAACCGATAAACAGAGGGGGCAGAGCGTTGTAATAGGCAGGCAGTATCCTCTACGGAATAGCCCTTTTGGGTGGCTAAGGCGGCCAAAAGTAAGCGGGCATATATCCACTGTGTTGCACGCTTGGGTTGGACAATTTCCTCAAGGGAGAGTCCTGTAGCCTTATTGACTTGTGCTAATATTTCTGCAAGAACAGCAGGGCTGGTCGCTCTTTTTCTTTTGGCATAGGGTGCATTGTAGGTGAATTTGCCTCCTAATGCCTTGACAGAGGCACAGAGGGTTTCTAGAGTTTGGTTATCTTCCATTTGGAGGACGTTTTCAGGCAGGGAAATGAGAAGCATTTTTTTAGTGAATAGTTAATA